GCTCCCGGCCAGGTGTACAACAATCCACCTAACCCAAAAGTAGTGCCATTTATAGTCTGCCCACCTTGCGTGGTGATCAGGTCGTAGGTATTGTCTCCGTAGGTAGCAGTTGGCACCAAAGTAGAGGATAAGTTTATAGTAGTCCCCCGCAAGGATGCCGAGAGGTCAGCGTCACCAAATAATGCTACATCCGAGCTATTGACAGCGACCAACACTTGGTTGTTGCCAAGGGTATCTTTTCCGGCAACCGGTACCCCATTCTGAAGCACCAAAGTCTGAGCCCCAGCAAAATCCCCGTAATCAAGAACCACGGTGCCTGTCTGACCGTTAACAGACACAACCTGTCCCGGTGATAGAAGTTCAACCCAATTTCCTAGAACGGTTGGAGGGTCAGCGGCAAGAATAAAAGTTGTGTCTATATCTGTCCGTACTGCGACATCACCCTCTTGCGCCGAAAGTGCCAGCATCTCGGCCTCACTGGCCACAACAAAGGTATTGGTAATGGCTAATTGTGTGACGCTGACCTCGGGATTTCCCGGGTCTGTGTTGTCTACATTGATGCCCGTTCCAGCGACGATAGAATCCACTTGCCCGATACCGAATAGACTGACATCAGCCTGTCCGCTTCCAGCATCTGAAACCACTATATGTGCTGGATCGAAATTTAAAATCGTTGCCGGATCTACCAGTGTGGTTCCGTCCGTTACAGCGATCCCACTCTCCGGGAACGGAATGAATTGAAGACCAGTCTCTCCCGGATTAACCCTAACGGCCTGATTTGCAAACCCTGTGTAATTTGACGGGGTGTCATCTAGCTCTAAAAATGTATCCGGCCCAAGGTTGGGAACGTTAATCACTGGGTTTGTCGCCGCGCCGGTGATTGTCACATTATCCCCAGCGTTGATATTTTCCACACCTATAAACGGGACGTTTACCACAGGATCGGTTGATGTTCCGGATATTGAAACGTTGGTCCCTCCAATAACTGAATTCACACCGCCTAAACTTGGAGTTTCCCAGGCCAGACTACCGGACCCGCTTGTTGTCAACACTTGACCACTAGATCCATCCGAAACGGGCCACTCTGTATAATCAAGGCGAATGGGCTGCCCTTCTAGATGTATTTCATTGCCTGATATGGTTACATTTTCATTTGAGTCACCGATATGCAGACCAATGCTGGCATTTCCGGTGAATTTTATGCTTGGAGGAGTGTCGGGAAGGACTGTATCAGCACCGAAAATCAAAGAAGCTCCGGTGTCGAATGACATATCTGAAGCAGGGTTATGGTTTACATCGGCCTGCTGACCACCGGGGTTTGTGACTACATAGTTAAGACCAAAGCTCAAAACATTGGTTGGATCTACAGTAGTAGTACCATCGGTTACCGCAATGCTTCCACCGCTCCCCGCTTCTGAAATCTCGAAATTTTCAATCACAAACAGGGTTAGAGTATTCTTCTTAACGGTGATCGAGTAGCGACCATTGGGAGCATAGAAATGATAAAGCCCCCTATCATCCGTCTGCAATAACACTATCTCATTGGCCGGGATTGGATCGTCGGCATCATAGATAATGGCAGCGGTTCCAGACGGATAATTCGTTACAAGAATATCAGCGCCTTCTATCGCGTTGCCTTTCTTGTCTTGGACGTTATCGAAGAATAGTTGCATATCGGTTACCGATTACTGTTCTGAAATAGCCGCTTCAACCTCGGCAATAAGATTCTGGAGCCCCTTGCGCTTGTCGAGGTCGATATCAAGGTTTTCTTTTGCCCATGCCTCCAGGTCTTCTTTGCTTTCGGTTGGGAATGGGTGAGAACTCTCGGAACCTGAGTCTTCAATTCCCCCTGCCGGCATGGGAGTGGTCGTATACCCCGCTGCTAAGTGCTGCTGCACCCGATAAGGATCAATCCTGTGCGCGACACCATCTTTGTAAAGAATAACAGCCATTTTTTTCTCCAAAAAAGAGCGCCCCGCAGGGCGCCCGCAGTTAGCTTGAGAAGGTCACGCCAGTACCGCAGCGGGACGGGTCCTTGATGGTAATATCCCACCAGGTGAACAGACGGTAACGGAAAGTCATGGTCGCGATGTTTCCATCATAGATCATGTACATCTTCTGGCCGTTGGGCATGGACTCCGTGAGCACCTTCATTCCATCGTACTCTTTGAAGAGATCGGCCGGGATCCCGCCGGAGTACACCTCTACCGACTCCTCATCCCAGAACACATTAGTACGCGCCGATGCGTCAATATTGACGCGAGTCACGACAGTAGTGTCGGTAATCTGGGTGTTGATGTTGGCGTAGGACTGCTCCAGCGCAGACAGGCCTGGATCATCCAGAGCGATGGGTTTCGGGAATATCTCCAGGGTGGTACCGTCAGGGATGCCGACAATGGTAAACGTCATCAGCTGGCCGGTGTCGGTTTTGTCGGCAAGACTAACCGAATTAACGCCCATTGTGACCTTGTCACCAACGTTGTAACCAGTTGTATCAGCAACCGGGATGGCAGCTAGGCGATAGTCGATATTGGTCACAACACCGGTTGCTGACACAGATCCGGCTTCGGGCGCAAACGACTGATCGCCCGTGACAGTTGTGTCCGGAGACGCACCCCCCACCAGATTCGGCAAAAACGCACCGCGATAAACGTCAATCTCGGCGATGTGTTGCCCAATCTGTCCCTTCCTCCACGCATCTGACTCTGGCCGACCGGCCAGGGTCTGCCGTCCAGACAGCTCACCAGAGAACGTCTGTTCGTCGCGAGGGTTGAGGCACATATTCCACTGAGTTTGATACGACTCGCGCTCAGTGAGGATCGTGGCCGCCTCATTGACGAACTTGAAGCCTGGGGAAGTGGTGTTGGTGTCGAAGCGGTAGAACAGAGAGCCCTGTAGGGCGATGCGAGACGCAAGGGTCTTGTTCTGCTCCGTCACCTGCTGTCTGGCGGCCTGCTGACCAGCCCGGACCCAGAACTGCATGTCTCGCAGCATATCGGCACGCTGACCGATAAAGTCGCCGCGAGGATCACCCAGGGTAGCCGGGTAGGTCTCCTCGATAATGTCCTGTTCCTGGCCGGTCAAGTCCCAGCCGGTCAGAACCGGACGGTGTTGCTGCACAGAACGCCAGATCCAGTTATTGGAATTCTGCATGGTTGCGTGATCGGGTTCGAAACGATCACACAGTTCGACCATTAGCTGTTGGTCTTCGTAGGTTTTGAGGTATTCATCGAACATTACCTCAGCGATTTTACCTGTAGTAGCCATGGGGCTATCTCCTTACCATTCGCGGGTATCTACCCCCTGCCGCCGCGCCTCTCTTCGAAGTTCAAAGGCCTGTTGTCCGCTAGCCTTGCGATATTTCTCTCGCAGGCGTTTGGCGTCCGTTGAACCCTTTTTATCTCCGGAAATTTGCGGTGCTGGTTTTGGGGCAGACGAGTTTCGTTTTGTGGGCGTCTTCAGCTCGGCATTAAGGTGGCCCAGGAATGTGGCGGCGCTCAGACCGCTTTGGTCATTCTTGAGCCGGGTGGTCAGCTCCGTGAGTCGGGTGGAATTCACAGCAAGGTTGTAGAAAACCTTTTCCGATCCATCCCCCAGATTGGCTATCAGCGCGTCCGCAACCTGATCTCCGGCGCCATTGAATACGGAATCAATGGCTTGCCGGACTTTTAGGTCCGCTGCTTGATACGCCTCGGGACTGATGCCACTCTTTTCTGCCAGGCTTACCGCCCGTTCGTAGTGCTGATCAACTGCGCTTGAGACTTTTGACAAGGCTTCTTCGCGCTGGCGAATTAACGCCTGTTGCTTGCTTTCAGCCTTAGCCTTTTCTTCAGCAGCCTTTTGATTCCACTCGACCAGTGCCTGAGTAAATGCTGCATCAGGGTCATCGTGGTCGTTGAAGTCGTCCCGTTTTGGGTGCGGCGGCAGCTGCTCACTTACGGCCGGCGTACTCTGGGATTTCTTCAGGTCATCAATCTGCCGTTGAAGCTCCTCCTCGCGCGATTGGTGTTGCCGCTCCAGCTTTGCGCGCAGCTTCCGCTTCGCCGCCGCCACATCGGAATCACCAAACTTCTTCTCAGCATCTGGAGATCCCTCATCTCCTTGCATCCAGGGTTCGGCTTCCTCCTCGGAACTATCGGGCTTTTCGCCCTCTCGCTCTCCGGCCTCTTCCGTTTCTGTCTGCGTTTCGCCCTCGGATTCGTCCTCCACCTCTTCATCCTCCGCGGATTCTCTGGCTTGGGCTTCTTCCGCTGCTTTCAGGGCGGCTTCTTCTTCGGCGGCATTCTGCGCCTTCAGTTCAGCTAGGGTCTGCATAGTTCACTCGCTTGGTACGATAGCCCCATGATCCGCATGGGTAACGGTCGCGTTTAACCTGTTCGCCTCAGTATAATTTGGTCATTGTACCATCCTAGGGGGCGGCTGTAGCCTAGCCCGGAATGACGCAACCTTCATTCGGTTATCAATCTGCTGGCCGAATGACTGGATATTCTTGTAGTTGATCTCTGCACCGGCCTTCTGGGCATCGACTTGTACACTGGCTCGATCGGTCTGCGCTCTAAATGCGTCGATATCGGTTTTGGCTCGGTCATTCGATGCCTTAGCGGCATCGACGGCTGCCTGGCGTTGCTCCCTAGCCATGTCGGCCTGCCCTTTCAACATCTCAGCCTGCGCCAGCACCATGGCGGCATCTGGCTGTTGCTGCTGCTGTGCAGCCTGCTGGAGTAGCTGTTGTTCCTCTGGCGTGTCGGGCTTGATAAACCCCCCCAGAACCATCTGTTTGCGAGCGAAGTCTCGGACCGGCTGCATAGCAATACCATCCACCAGCGTCAGCGACTGCATCAACAACATCTTGCGGAGCGGGTCGGCCGGGTCCATCAGAGAAATCATCTTTTCCAGGCGCTCAAGCGTTTCTTCTTTCTTGGTCGAGTATGACGGCCCAATGTCCGCATAGACATCGAACTCCATATTCGTCAGGTCATTGAGGATAACCAGCTCGCCTGTCTCTCGATCCTGCACCGCCTGCATGACCTGAGCCTTTTTGGTGGTGCCGTCGGGCAGTTGCAGGGTCACTGTTTTTGGGGTGTCGTGAATCTCGGCCGCCATAGATGCGTAGATCTCGGCATCCCGGCGCTTGGCGTGCTTGAGCGACTCCTGGTACACCGCGGACTGGTCATCGATGCGTTTTTGCAGGGCCATCACGGCTTTGCCAGACAGATCAACGTCAGCGATGTCCTGAGGCGTGCCGGGGTTGGCCACATCCTCGATTGCCTCGCGCATAAGCTGCATGGAGAGGGCCAGGGCCTGCGGTACCTTCTGCTCCGGCATCTCAGCTGTCGGGCCGACCGGTAGAGGATTCCCGCTCGAATCTAGACGATTTTGCAGATAGTACGGATAGTTGTTGTCTGCCCCATTTTCTTCGTACATGAATTCAAAACCCTGCACCTGCTCAGGGAAGAAAATCGGTTTCGGCCGAGGGGACCGCGAAACAATGTCAGCCAGATAGGACATCTGGAAATTGCGCAGACGTTGCGGATCTTTCGCCAGGCGGGTATTGCCCTCGTAAACCTCCTCGCCCTCGACGAACTGGCGCTCACCATACATCGGGACAACCGGGATCTCCTCGCCGGCCACGACGTATGAATCAATGATCTCTGCCCCTGATACGTAGTATTTGGTAACCTCCCAGCGCTTGATTTCTTTCTCGCTGACAATTTCGTAACCCCCATCTAGGAGCTCGTCGACCACCTCCTCGATGTCCGACTCACGGAGCTTCAGAGGTTGACCCAATGGGTCGGCGAACGTGATCACCTTGTCCTTCACGCGCTCCCTGTGATAGAAACAGGCCACGTAGACGAGATTGTTACCGCTGTCGTACCAGGGGAACGTGTATGAGGTCTGCGGGTAATCGAAATTGCTGGGCCGCGTCTCGCCAGGGTCTTTGCCGGTCAGATCTTTGACCAGTTCGCGGTATCCATCCGGTGAATACGGCTCTAGGATCGACACATAACGCGCATCGGATTTGTCCTGCCGCCTGGCATTCGGGTCCCAGAATACGTTGTTGTTGGCTTCGTGCAGCGGCTTGCGGCGAATCACCTGCTCTTCGTCGCCACCACGGCTGGTCTTGTACTCGGTATGCAGCTCCCAGGCCCCGAACCCGCAGACAATAGCCTCTTGGCGAGCTGTGGCGTACGACTCCCGGGTGATATTCAGCCGGTCATCCGCTCGATACAGACCGTCCAGAATGTCAGCACCGTCCTGCCTGTTCTCGTCCCGCGGCTCGAAATCAATCTGTACCTCTTGTGATGTGAGGTCAGTGTTGATCTGGCGCATAGCCTTGCGAATCATGTTGAATTCGCCGCGGAAGGCCAGGTTTGAACCGTGCAGGACGGTATCATCCCATTGACTTACAAACGCGAAGAGAATATCATCTGCAGCACGCTCACGAGTAGTTTGATTATACGCATAAGCTTTTTCGTGAAGCTCTTTAATTTCTTCAAGATCAAACACAAACAGCTCCATGGAGGCAACAATGGCCACTTACAATTTTATTGATCTCGCCGGTAAAAAATTTGGGAGGCTCACCGTCATTTCCAGGGCGCCCAACGTTAAAGGAAAGACCATGTGGAACTGCAAATGTTCGTGTGGTTCCGAGAAGGCTGTTAGAGCCAGCCATCTTAGTGGTGGTCGGTCCACATCCTGCGGATGTCGGACCATTGAAGCAACCACCAAACATGGGGAATCCAAAAGGAATGCTAGAAGCCCGGAATACAGTGCATGGCTTGCTCTTAAAGATAGATGCAACAATCCTGTTCATCCAAGTTATAAAGATTATGGCGGCCGAGGGATAACGGTTTGCCAAAGATGGCAAGATAGCTTTACTGCATTTCTTGAAGACATGGGGCGACGCCCGGCCCAAAATCTTTCCATTGACAGAATGGATAATAACGGCCCGTACAGCCCGGACAATTGCCGATGGGCAGATATTTATACCCAGCTGGACAACCGTAGAAACAGCCGCCTTTACACAATCAATGGCGAAACCAAATGCCTTAAGCACTGGTGCCAGGAGTATGGGAAAAACTACGGTACCGCTCGGTATCACGCTAAACGCGGCCGACCGATTGAATTCATTCTCGGTATAGATTCCTAGCATCAACGTCTACCCATTACCTGTACGGGGCGGGGGATGTGCGGCTTTGCACGGTTTGATTTTTCTCCAATGCGGATGGCATAGCGACGCATCATGTATGCATATCTCATGGCGTCAAGCAGGTCATCACGCACTTTTACAATTTTCCCCTTTTCGTCTCTGTGATACTGGCGGACCTCTTCCATGAGGTCGTGAAGGCCGGAGAATATTTTGAGTTTGCCTTTCCGAATTCTATCATTAATTTCATAGATTCCCTGCTCCACAGAGTTACCGCCGGTCCGCATGCCGCCTTTGCCGTCGGCAACATCCGGCCATGTGGCCATTTGGGGAACCATGCGAAACCCGGCCCTCAAGTAGTGCTCTTTCTGCTGCACTGCATCATCTCGTCCCTTCTCATGCTGCAGACCGTCGTGCGGCCACGCAGTAGGGATATCTTGAGCCCACGCCTTAACAGCTCCCCATGCGTCGTTAGCGGAGACCTTCTGGGCCTTCCAGGCTTTGGTGATGTAGATGATGTCGTTGTCCCGGTCTTCCAAAAGCTGTAGATGGGCCTGCG